ATAAAATTAAAGTAAAAAACATAAAAAACTCTATTGGAACTTTTACAAATAGCAATTTTAATATCGACGATATTGGGTTTTTATATCCAACAGAACTTTTTTCTTTTAATTTTTGGATAAAGTTTGCAAGTCAAGGATTTTTTGAAAATCAAGTTGTTTTTAAATTTTTTAATGAAGTTTTGGTTGATCATGCCAATGGTGAATGGTGTTTCTGGAGTATGTAGACTTAAAACGTCTGCTTTTTCTTGTAAGGTTTCTAAGGATACTTGATTGGCATTTTTATCTCCTACATCGTCTTTAATATCATAACACAAAACATTAACATCAAACCCACAAAGTTTTTTTGCAAATGCTTTACCCATATTACCGTAACCGATAAGTCCAATAGTTTTTCCGTCAAGTTCGATGCCTCTATTATCTTCGCGAAGCCATTTACCGTTACGTACTTCGTTATCTGCTTTATTTAATTTATTAAACAAGGATAAAAGCATAGCTAAACTGTGTTCTCCAACAGCATTTCGGTTGCCTTCTGGAGCAGAAATTAGTGTAATACCTTTACTCTCGGCATAATCACAATCTATATTTTCTAAACCGGCACCAACGCGTCCTATAAATTTTAGGTTTTTGGCTGCATCTAAAAATTGTTGATGACTTTCATGTTCAAAATCTGGTTTCTGAATTTTAAAAGACTCAACTTTTTCTAGTTTTTCTTTAGCTTGCAATTGAAAGTTATAGTATATTACAGAAAAAAATGCTATAATTATACAAAATGCAAGCGTAGAAAATACTATTTTTATTTTATCCCTTAGGAGCATTAAGCCTTCTTTCCTTCATAAGAGGAAATTAGTTTTGACCTCATCACAATATATTCGTAACCATATATTGTTTCTGCTTTGTCATACTCAGTATCACCAATTTTTATGGGGGTCATACGCTTCTGAAAGAAAGCAAGGCCTCCTTCATTACGAATTTTCTCCATCTTTTTGAATAATTTTTCTGATTGTCTTTGTGTTAGATTGTCTTGGACATCTTTAGCCCAATTACCGGTGTAATACACCATTTTCGACTCTAACTGATTGTCCCTAAATTTCCTTAACTTGTCAGGAATATTCTCAATCTGTGCCTTTAGATAACGGTCAATTTCTTTACTCGCCATAATATATATCTCCTATAGATAGTTGTTTATAAATCTGCAATTTTGAATTTTTTAATGACATTCTTAGTTGGTATAACTGTTGTGTTACCACCATCTGCAAGTTCGCCATTATCATCATAATTGTAGTCACTCATCAAAACATGAACCTTTTTATCAGATTTTACCAACCAACCAGTTGATACACAGATAGCAGGTTTCATTCTTTGAATTTCTTTTAATGATTTCCAACCAGCGTCTGATTGAATATCCTCCCAATATACCAAATAAAAGTCAAATGTAAATGGTATTTCAGGCACATCATCTTTAAACTTTTTTGATTTTCTTGTAGCCATATATTTTTTACGAACACTCTTTATCAGCAATCTTCGTATCTTTTAATAATGAACATTTATATTTACTATCTGCGTTCATTCTCAATTCAGCAGCTATACCCTCTAAAATGGCAGGTAAGTTTTTTTCTAAAACATCTGTCATTTGTAAAGCAAATGTATAAGCTAATTTTTGCATTTCATTTTCTAAAACTGACATATCGACACCGTTACCAGAAACTTTTTCCTTGATAACATGAGCAACAACAGCCGTGTTATAATCATCAGCCTTAGCCTGACTTGCAAGGCTGGATAGACCAAACCACAACAAACCATTAATGATTAAAACTGTCAAAGCAAACTTTTTCATATTATATTATCCTCTCTTTGTTATTTATGGTACTATAATACACTAAAATACAGCTAGAGTCAAGCACTTTTTACGCTTTTTTTCACTTTTTTTTCGTTGATTTTACTTGTTTTTTTGAAATATTAGGGGGTGTGACATAACTGACCACCCCCTATAATGTGTTGATTCGCTATTGAGATAGCGCTCCAGATGAAGTACCTCTAGTTGGTCCCTCTGGTGTTTTAAAATCATCATTCCAGTTAAATGCTTCTTTAACTACGGCTGTTGATAGGCCTTTATAATGTTTATGTAGTTCTTTATCCTTCATTTGGATTGCTACTTCAGCCTCACTTTTATGTAAAGCTTCTAGTATTTGAACAAACATAGTTTCTTTCCTAGTTTTTGATGTAGCTGCGTCTGCGCCTACTACAAAATGCCAGAATTTTTTAGATTCATTTTCTAATAATGAATGTTCAGTTCCTTCAGGTGCCTCGTTTGCAATAAACGGTGGCGAGCCTTCTGGTAAATCCCATTTTACATTAGGGTCAAATGAACCTTTGATTATTCTTCGTAAACCTGGTGTGTCATTCTCTTTGAGAACAGCAATCTTTTTAGGTTTATCTTTTGCATTATTAACTTTAGTCAATACTTCGTGCATTAATAATTTACCACTACCACTAGTGGCAGCCATTGTTTGCATTGCTGATTTCGACATCAAGTTAGGGTTTTGAGTTGCCATATTATTTCTCCATGTTAAAAGTCACCAATGTTTTCCATTAAAGACTTCAATTTATTTTCAATAAAGTATGTTAATAACTTACTACGGTCATTAACTTTGTAACTTCGATAACTATTTATAATAGCATCCTCGTAGACCTGTGGTATCTGGTTTAGGTCTATTAACTTACTATTTCTAAGCCAATTTGTTCTAATTTCATCTGTATGGTTTTCTATATCAGAATATTCTTCAAGTCTTTTCTTGGTCATTGGTTTTTGTTTTTCACCAGTTACAAAACAATCGTCTGGCGATAGTATATTTGGTATACCATCTGACCTATCACCTTTCATAATCTGTTCTAATAAAAATTCTTTGGCGTCTAATCTGATACCTTCTTCATCAAAACCTACCATCTTTTTTTGTATAGGTGCATATTGGTCAACACCTTTGTAAAATTGTAATTGTATAAAGTCTTTGTCACCTGATACAATCATTATTGGTTCATGCTGATAATAATACTTAACCAAAGTAGCAATAATATCATCAGCTTCACACCTCTCGTTGTACATAACAACATAAGGGAAGTTTTCTTTAATTTCATTTTTAATATTGGTAATTATATTGAATATATTATCCCAATCAAAGGATGATTCTTCTCTACCTTTCTTTCTACTGTATTTGTAATTTGGAAATATGTCTTTACGCCAAGGATTAGCTGCGTCTGAACATAACACCATTTTACCATACTTGTTTCTAAACTTGACATTAAATCCACGCAATGAATTCATTACCATATGTCTAATCATTTCTTCGTTAGCATTGGTCACATCTGGTTGGCCTCTGGTTTGTGCCATTAGATTTGAAATCAATACTTGGTTTAAGTCAACTAAAATCATAAATCGGAATACCTTGTTACTGTCACTTGTTCATCAGCAAAGTTTCTTTCATAAAACCATGCTCTATAAATTTTATCTGTAAATAGTTCTATCACTTCACTATATCTAATCTGGTCATCTAATATCATCTTTTCTAAAGACTCATATTCATATGTATCAACTTTACGGCTGACTTCAAATTCTTTAGCACTTTCCATAAGTGCTCTAATATTTCTTAAATGATTACTCATTACCCATTACTTTAAATATAATATACATTACACATATTGAAAAAGGTATGCCTAGAAAAAATAAACCTAATAGTTCCATAAAAACGGAGGCGACCCGAAGGCCGCCTCTGAATATAAGTTACGCTGAGTAACCTTGAGCGCCGAATAACGCAGCTTGACCAGCAGCGATAACAGCTTTCGAAGGATTACCAACTCTGTAAGATACACCAGCTGATGTTCTATTTTCATAAATCATCATGCCTTCGTTTCTTAATTTACCTACCATTGAAGCAGGTGACCTTAGGTCAAATTTTGACCTCAAAGTTTTCCAAGTAACTGAATTACCTGTTGATAAAAGGTTTCTAACCTTTGATGTTTTAGATGTTTTAGCTTTTGCCATTACATTTTCCTCTTGTTTGTTGTTGAATAAAAATTTAAACATTATTGTTCAAATCCTCTCTTTCTGCCACATTTTACAACCAGGCGAGGCGATTCCTGACGGAATTCTGTTTTAGTTATCATTGTCATGTGGGTCAAAGTCAGGAATGAAGTCAACACCTGTCAACTCATCTTTAACCTCCTCTGATAACGGTTCTTTAGTTCTATCTTTTTTTGGTCTGAAATCAATCTTACCAATATTTGCATAGTCAATTCTAGCTCTTGTGTTGCCTGCGTTGTCATGCACCAACTCAACTGTATTATCAACCACTTTATGTAAGATATGATTTAAACCAAAATCTCTTTTAATAGTAGACCTTAAACAATCTACTAGATATGAAAAATCTCTTGTAAATGTTTCTGATTGTGTTTTCATAGCTAAATCTACAAAGTTGTGTAATAGTTTCATAGCAATATCATCTACAGCAGATTCAATAAACTTTTGAGTTTGTTCTTTCTCAATTCGTTTTTGAAACTTGGTATCTTTTTTACCTGTATTTGCTGTGTTCTTAATCCGGTCTGTGGGAAAAAGGATAATATTGTCATCACTCACTATATTTTTTCGCCTTTGAAATTAACTAAACCTTTATCAGCATAGTATTCTACTAACTGATTATAACCACCAATTAATTCACCATCAATTTTTATTTGTGGCATGGTTCGTACTTGTTTACCAACTGCCTCATATAACTCCTCTGGAGAATTAAAATCTTTACCAAACATCTTTTCTTCGTAGGTCAATCCAAGGCCTTTCAGTAAGGCCTTTGATTTATCACAAAAGACACAGTTTGGTTTACTGTATATTACTATTTGTGCCATTTTCTTCTTTCATTAGTTCATCATACTTTAGATTTGCCTTTTCTTTTAGATTGTAGGCGTCAACAGCTTGTGCAACTGTGAAGTTATACATTTTGTTATATTCACCTAAAGGCAATCTCAAGCCAATCCATACTCTATAGTAACCATTCTTTGTAAGTGTTACATCTTGTTTAAAGATTTCATAACCTCTAACAGGTGTTTTCTTAATAGAATTTACTAATACAGATTCAACTTCACTTACAACAGTTTTAGTTTCTGTTTTACCAAGTTCAGTTATGAATTGTTTAGATTGTTTATTCATTTCACCAGCAATAATGTCAGCAAGTTCAGCTTTTGCCATCATCTTACCTTTTTCTATTGCTAATTGTAAATCTGGAGATACAGCCGTTGCAACACCAAAGATACACATTTTATCTTTGTCTTTGCCTAACCAAGGCGTATCACACGCTTTTGATTCGGAGTAATCTGCCATGTACCATTTTGGTACAGAGTTCATTACTTTTCCACTCTCCGATTTGATTTTGTATGTGTTACTACAAGCTGTCATTAAAAGACCTACAGCACCGATAGCAACCATTTTAGTTATATTGTTCATAATTTACCACTCTCTTTCACATTATATACTAATTGATTCAAAAAGTCAAGCGTGGATTGTACATAACCCAAAGCGTCATCACTTGAAACATCATATAATATGACTAATACGAGAGCTACTATGATTAAGTTTCTTATCATTATTTAACCTCCCATTTGCCATTTTCAGATAAACACACTTCACCAAATGATTTTAAAGCGTGTTCAGGCCGACTATAATATCGGCAGTATTCTGGAGTATTTACGCCTGCATAATAAAATTGAGCAAACATTTCCCAATAACTAGGACCGTCATACTGTTTTTTACCATCAGCACACTCCAAAATTTCTTCTTTAACTACCTCGTCACCGACTTGTTTGATAGTTACTTTAATAAAACAAAACTGACCATTTACTTCTTTAGGGTCAATTGGTATAATTCTATGATAATCTTTAGCTACTGCAATACCAGTTATCAACAAAAATATTATCAATATAAATGTCCATGTTAAGTATTTTCGCATATTGCCAAAAGGGTCAAACATAGTTTTTCTCTAATTCCTTTATTGATTGTTCAGTATTATACACTTCTTCCTCTAAAATGGCAAGCCTCTTTTCGTTGGTTTCAAATTCCATTTGTTCTTTCTTTGTTCTTACTTCTTCTTTTAGAAGATTAACCTTTTCCTGATAATAAGACATCTTTTTCTATCCATCTCCCATCCGGTAGTTGACACGCTGTACCAAATACCACTTTTCTATTCACACCGCCTATACCGATTAACGGCCATTGATTTGTAATATCAACAGTAGCGTCATAATCTTTACACTTGATAGGTCCCTCGGTATATGACCTAGTCACTTTTATAATACCACTATTACCTGTTTTGCCATTGTACCAATTTGTATAACTTTGACCTGACGGTCCGTTATTTAAATGGTCTACAAAGACAGCATTGTGTACATCATAATCTGAATTGTACATAATTTCTGCACCAGCAAATGTACCAATCACAGCACAAGTAGCTATCGCATATGGATTATCAACACCCATACTTACACAGCCTGCTGTAGTAGTTGTCGCACCTAACACGGCACCTGTTTGACTTCTATTAACGGAGCTGCAATTGGTCAGGAACACCAATGATAGTCCTAATAATAGTAC